CCGCGAATCGACCCTCGCCTCACCCCGCCTGACAGGACCCTTGACGTGAACGTCAATGTGCCACAGAGTGACGCGCCACGTTGTGACACGCCACACGGTAGACCACCACACCGTGCCATCATCGAGCCGACCTCAACGCATCCTCGAACTGCCGTTTGAATACCGGCTGAACCAATCGATCCACCTCTCTATGTGTTGCCTGGCCGAATGGTAGTAGCGGTGTGTATGTGGCCCTTGGTGTGTATGCAACCAGCAGGCGCAGTTGGCCCGGATCTCCCTTGCCCCTGCCCTTGAGCCGCTGCCATATACCGGCAGGGCCGGACATACCGCCGCCTGGTTTGCCGCTAAATACGTTTGGTTTCGACAGGGCTGTCTTGATCGCGCCCTTGGTCATATTGCCCCATGTGTTGGTGCCTATTGCGCGCGGTAATACGATTGCCCTCTTCTTTGGCCCTTCCACGCCCCCCCGCACTTGCCACTTGAGATACTCGGCTTGTATTGGCCTGGCTCGCACTGATGCAATGAGCCTGCCTTTGTTGGCCCGCACCACCTCATAGGCCATGCGGGTGAATGGGGTAGGCCGATCCAGGTGTTTGTCCAGGGCCACGGTCTCAGCTGTTTGCCCTGCCAGTGCGAGCGTATTGAGCGTGTTCGCCGCCGCATATTGGAGCTGTTTGCCGGCAATGTTATCCAGGTACTCCCGGCACCGCTTGCTATCGATTGTTGCTGTTATCATTGTCTCGCTCCATTAACTGTATTTGTCAGGCTTTTGTAATCCCTTGGTACTACAACGCCGAGTCTCACTCACTCCCGCGCCCCACCTAACAACCGCAACCAAGCCACAGCCAGCCCCGGCACCCTGCGAGCGTTGCCGCCCCCATGCTCCCAATTTTGCCAGGTGCGGAGCGGTGTACCGCTCTGCCGTGCCGCCTCGATCTGTGACAATCCCACCTGTTTGCGCAGTTTTATAAATTCCGATTTTGTAATCTGCATTTCGATATTGTAACTCAGAAAGAAATTATACTCAATCGGTATTTATTTTTAAAATAGTGCTCTTTTGCCCTTGCAATCGTGATAATCATGATGTACTATATAATTAACAGAGAGAGAAAAACACTCAGAGCGAGACTGAGGGACAGGGCGAGGCTAATCGAGACCCCGGATGATACAGAGTGTCTGCGATATGCGATCAAGCTGACGAGTCCAAGCGGACGAAACACTCAAAATTAAAGGAGATTACCATGAAAACTTACAATTACGCATCAAAGAGACATCGACGCCGACAACACCGCCTCTTTTTACATCGACAACAATGGCGATATTTTTGACACCAAAGCTGAGGCTGAGCTTGAGGATATTACGGTATGTGTCGCCGAGGTAATTGTTGACGGTTTTTATCCTGGCAGCCTGGAAGAGTGGCGGCAAGTAGTTTTGGATAAATACGAGTCTCGATAGCCAATTCAAGCCCGGAGCAATCCGGGCATAAGGAGAAATGATATGAAAAAATATTACGAAAACCACCAATCACCTAGGGGTATGCAGCTGTTGACCCCTCGGATTGATAGTTCTGGGCGGTTATCGTGGTATTTGTCCCTGCCGGGACAGCCCGAAAAAAGACGTAGAGTTTCGGCGGTTGTCGCGAGGAAAATGATCGCCGACAAGCACTGGTTTTAACCCGGCAGTTTTTAATGAGTGGCGACACGAGTCCAAATAACCAATTCAAGCCCGGTCCGCCGGGCATAAGGAAAAGCTATGAACCGATTAACACATGCAACAGTTTGTAAAAATTGCAAAAACAGACGTTCACCCCGGAAAAGCGAGGCCATGTATTTAAGCCCTGGCCAATCAGTTTGCGACGTTGCCGGATCAGCTGTGAGTGACCACTGGCAGTGCGCATGGCCGGAATCTTTTGCATTTATGGTGGTGATAAAATGAGCAACTGTGCAGCCTGCGGCAAGTCCGCAACCGATAAAATAGGAGCCGCCCACCTCTGCCGGCATTGCGCGGATTACGTGCATGAGGAAATTGTAATAGCGCGGGATGCTGGCAGAGTCGCCGTCGCCTCGGGGATTGCCAGGCGCATGTATCGCGAACATTTTAGGACCGGCACAATCCACCTCCGCGACGTTCCCGGCGACCTGCGGGACAGGCTCAAATCCATGTCGCACGCCACCGACAGACCAGAGCGGGAACTCATCATTGCCGCGATGGACGCGTTTTTATGGTCATCGGCTGAGTGATCGCCCCGCCTATTTTCATGGGTTCGCCGACACAGACGAGCCCCGCCTTCCTTTTCCGCCGCACAGTTTTTGCCAGCTGTGCGGCGTTTTGCTCAGTGATTAGGTGGATTTTCATATCGCGCCGATCAACCACAATCCTACCCCAACACCAACCACAAATACCCACAGTGCCACAACGCATAGTGTATCAAAAATCACCTCTTTCATATCCATTCCTCCGCAACTTCAGGAACTTGCACATATTTTTCGTGCAAGAACATTTCCGCGAATTCATCCAGTTCCGCGGCCCCAGTGAATGCCCGAGTATGCCCCGCCTCCGGAAAAATCACCCCGTGTTTTTCGACCGACCCCACTTTTTTAAGCAGGTCGAGAGCCTGTTTTGTGCTGGTGATATCGTCTTTTCCGCCAGCGAAAACATAGACCGGGCAGGTGATATTTCCGAGATCCGCAACCTGCCCGCCGATATTCCAGGTCCCGTCATACAGCCGGTTTTTGGCAAAATGATTTTCTAAAACATCGAGAAACCACACCCCGGCCAGGTCGTTGGGGTCGTCATACCATCCCTCATTCACCCCCCATTTTTCGATACCGGCCGGCCGATCATTGACCACATGCCCGAGTAGGTCGAGGTACCGACCGTAAAATACCTGCATTGGAGCCATCGAGGCAAATGCCAGCCATTGAGCGAGCCCCGGCTGAATGCCGCTATTGAGGTCTACGAGCATTTTGTGTGCTGGCAGGCTGATTGTCTCGCAATACGATTCAATCGCATTTTTTTGGCCGGTTTTTAGATTAATTGGGGCAACAAACGCCGCCAGCTTGCGGACCCGCTTAGGGTAAAACGAGATGAACAGTGCCGCCAGCCAGCCGCCTTGACAGCAACCGATGAGGTCGATTTTGTCGGTCGAGCAGCAATTTGTAATGATATCTGCTGATTGTCTCAAGACGCTGATCAATCCGGCGACATCAAGGTTTTTGGTGGCCTGGGTTGCGTTTTTCAGCTCGTACCACCACACTGGCCTGCCTGTTTTCTCACATTTTTTAATCAGAGGGAGGACCACCCGGCCTTTTCTTCCGGCAAAGGGCGGAATGATGAAAATCGGCACCCCCGAGCCACCCTTGAGAGATCGATACAGGCTGTAATACTCATCGTAATACACTTCCTCTGCTCCTGGGTATTGATCAATCATTTTTGCCCCCGTTGTAGTTTTTTAACTGCCGGTTTTCGCACTTGCCATCAATCGCCTGCGGCAAAAAACGCTCCGGATATGCCCCGGCGAGATGGTGCGTGAGTCTCAATTTTACCGCTGGATGAGGATTGCGGCAGGTGCAATAGTTGCCATGCAAAATCTCGTGTGTTTCGCAATAAATACATTTTCCGGTCCTATCGATTTTCATCGATACCCTCCTGTATTTACTAGATAAAATTTAAGCGCCCAGCCCCGCACAACATCGCCTCTTGCTTGCCCCGCTCCCAATCGGATAACTGCGACTTTTTATACGTCCCTTCCTGATTCTTAACAACTACTACATTGTCGAGCTTTTTGTTGCAATCCCGGCAGATATGCCTGATTTGTCCGTCGATTTCTCGCTCGATCGGCACGCCCTGCATTTTCCGCTGGCAACCGTAGCATGCGGGTTTTTCCTCTTTTTTCGGCTTGAGCCGAACTTTTCGGCCCGTTGACGGCCTGGTCCGTTTTTTACGATCCTTGGCGCCGGCTGGCCTGCCGCCCGGCCCTTTCGGGTGCCCGTTGCCGCAGCCGCAACTTTTCACTTTGTGCGGCTGATGTACCAATTTCCGAGAGGAGTGCTCGCTGACTTCGCCGCATTTTTGGCAGAGACACCACCACATTACGGATGAGTGGTCGCGACGCTCGGATATGCGCAGGACGGTCAATCCTCCTATTTGCTGGTCTTTCAGGTCTCGGACGTTGATTGTCATTTCAGAAATCTCCTATAATTTCGACACGTTTCTGCTCGTTTTTGTATAGGTTATCGTTTTTCAAGGCTTCGTGCAGAATTACCATGGCCTCTTCGAGTGCGGCAAATGCGGCAACCAGAGCGTACCGGATTTCGAACTGGCCTGAAAAAGAGTCTCGCCACGAATCTTGCGATATTTTCAGATTGCGCTCCAGTTCGGCTATGCGGATCTCCATTTTTCTCAGCTTGCGCTCTTCGGCTTTAGTCACCCCACCTCTCTCCCGGCCCATGCCAAAAAAGTGCACAAATATTGATGATGTTCCCTTCCTTTCCACTGCCTATTGGTTGTCGAAAAAGTTACCACCGGATCTTGTGGGCGGTCTTTTTGCCCCCACCAATATGGCTCGTTTTGGCCCTTTACTTCTGGCCCTATAGCAATAACTGTGCGCGTTGTTCTCGCCCCGTGTTTATTGACATACCTTTTTCCGACTTGTATCTCTGATTTTTTCATCACCTCACCTCCGGGAATTGTTGCACATCGATGTGAGCCGGGATGTTTTCGCGCTCTGTTTTTGTTTTGCCGGACATTTGCTTCATAAAAAACGGCACGCCTGCGTGTCTACATTGCTCATACAGGTTTTCCGCCCATTCGGTTTTCATGTTTTCCGGAGCCAACCGGCTCCGGCCTCATTGAAGCTGATTGTTCTGAATTGCCTCTTTTAGCCGCACCAGAAAAAACCGCACATGCCGCTCGTCTGTCGGGATCTCCACACCTAGGGCCGCAGCAACGAGGTTAATGTGGGATATCGCTTCTTCGTGGCTGATCAGGTCTTGGAGCGCGGTTTGTGGTTCGAGTGGCATGTGTTATCCTTTACGTAATCGCGTTAACCACCACCTGGCCGTACCTCACATTTTTAACGAGCGGATTTTTTTCAAACGCCCTGGTTATCACACCTGCCGCTTCCTCTCTGGCCTCTTTTTTTATCTGAGACACTCGGCAATCATCCATCCAGGTGCTGCTGCATTCTATGGTTACGGTTATATCTACAGTTACGGTTGTTTTCATTTTATCGGCCTCACCCCTGGAACGATTTCAAAATCCTTGTGGCAACACGGGCAGGAAGCCGTGAAGCACCGCTTTTTGCCGTCCGGTCGCTTGTACCGGCTCCATGTTTTGCAGTACGGGCAGATACGGCCTAGGCCCTCGATATAGAGGGTTTCCCCCTCGCATATTTCGACGTTTCGCTCGCTCATATGGTCTCCTGTGGTGGATGTTAATCTGAGTACAACCAATCTATTGCCGCGCTACCATATAATGTCTGTGTTTTTGTTGATTTATTTACTAATTTTGTCGCTTTTAAACCGTGTTTTTTAAATATTTTTTCTATCTTTTTTTCGGCATCATCGTTTGAGTCGGCGCTGAGATCAAAACATCGGCCATCATCTGCTGTTACTGTGTAGTCCACGTGTGTTCTCCTGTGGTGGATTTAACGATTATTTTCATTTGCCATGTTCTCGAACTTCGACCTTGCCCCGTCAAAATAGAGATTCACTTGCCCGGTCATACCACACCTGTTTTTCCGAATCAGTATTTCAGCGGTGTTTTTAAGCGGATTGTCGGAGCTCGTGTTGTACATCGAGTCGCGATAAATAAACGCTACGATGTCTGCATCTTGCTCAATAGATCCAGAATCACGTAAATCAGACATTAAGGGCCTTTTGTCCGTCCTTTCCTCACACCTCCGGCTCAGTTGTGATAAGCACAGCACTGGTATTTTCAGGTCTTTCGCCAAAGCTTTTAGGCCTGCCGATATTTCCGATATTTCCCTTTCGCGTTTGTCTGAAGATCCCCGCGCAAGCCCCAAATAATCGACAACGACAAAATCAAGGCCTTTGGAGAAGGAAATAGCCTTTGCCCGAGCTGATATTTTTTGCACATGGGCCGCGCTTGTGTCGTCAATTGTTATTGGTAAAACTGAGAGTTTTTTTGACGCGCTGATGATTTCCCTCCATGCCATATCGTCATAAACCCCGGCCTGCAATTTGCCGCCGTTGACGTGTGAATATGCGCTGATTTGCTTCTCGACAAGTTTCTCTTTCGCCATCTCAAGGCTGAAAACCAGCACCTTTTTACCAGCTTCGGCGACGTTGCAGACAATATTCATAGCAAGTGTGGTTTTGCCATGGGAAGGACGCCCTGCGAGAATGACAAGGTCTGTTTTTTGTAGGCCTCCTGTCATTTTATCAAGATCGCAAAAGCCGGTCGAAATTCCAAAGGCATCAGCCTCGCCGTTGCTTCGCGATTTGATTTTCTCAAGCACAGTTGGGATTATATCGGCGAAAGACTTGGTATTGTCGTGGTTGTCTCCCGACGATTTCGCAAGATAACCGCCGATCTCGCAAAACAGGCCTTCTGTTTTTTCGCCCTCAAAACATCGTGCCGTGATATCGCTTGCCAGAATGATCAGGGACCGCGCCCGTGAGCGCTCCTTGATGGTTTCACAGTGTCCGCTGATATTGGCTGTTTCTGCAACGATATTGGTGAGGCTGGCAAGATAAACCATACCGCCGCACATATCCGTGTTATTCGAATCTTTCAGGGCGTTATAGACAGAAAGCGCATCCACCCCTAGGCCACCGTTGAAAACTTTTGCAATGGCCTCGAATATGACAGTATGGTTTGGTTTATAAAAGTCCTCTTTGTCGATTTTTGACAGCACAACAGGAATGCTTTTTGATGAAAGCATCATGGTGCCGAGTACGACTTGTTCCGTCTCTACGCTGTGAGGGGGAATTCTTGCAATCATGCGTCAGTCCTATCTTTAAAAGACGTACAATCAGGATTGTCGTTTTTACACGCGCCTCTTGCCCGGTAATCGCAGGATTTGCAATCTATTTTGCCGGTTCTGGTTCCATGATTACTTACAGCCTGTAGGTACGATTCAAATTTTGTTCCGAAAAGGGTTATTGGCCGAAGGTACTCTACCATTTTTGCATCTGTTTTCCATTCACTTGTTTTGTGCTCGATGACTGATTTAAAGTCTTCAAACCGAAAACCTTCAGCCCATCTTGCTCTAATGTTTTTCTGGGTAGTGCCTGTTGATGATTTAAAAGATGTGCCTGCTTTTTCATTAAGGAAAGAAACGATATCAACAAACGGGATTTTTTCACTCTGTCGCGGCTTTTGCCCGACTATAATCTTCTCTGTCTCTGTCTCTGTCTCTGTCTCTGGTGTGTCAACTGGTTGACAAGTTGGCGTCGCCTTGGCGTCGCCTTGGCTGTCTCTTGGATTAATAAACCCCAACTCAATGAATTTATTAATATTAGGCTCTGAATCTAAAAGGCATATTTTTCTTAAAACACGACAATCATCCGGTATACACCCATGGTTATCTGCCGCAGCTATCCACAAACTGACAAGCTGCCCCTTCTCGGCATCCGTAAGTGTAGCCCATTCTGGATTAGTAAACAGAACCCTATGAACTTTTATCCATGGCGGAGTACCGCGGTCTTGCCGGTATGACTGCCATTTGTCCCAGTTGCGGATACAAAGCGGAGTCATCGCGGCGTCACCTTGGCGTCAATAGTATTTTTTATTATCGTGAAATTTTGGCCAATATCTGCAAGTATTTTTAGCGTGCTAAGGTCTAATCTCGACATATTGAAAGCCATATCACATATGTCTTGCATAAATAACCCTTTCTCAAGCAACACGTTTAAGATATTGTCCCTGTATGGTTGCAATGAATATTCTGTGTTATGACAGCTCTCACATAACGTAGCCAAGCAATTATCTTGATATTCCCACGGGTCAAGGCCTTTCTCATACCATTTATGATGGACATTTAGGGTTGATGTCGTGTCCCCACACACTAAACACGTCCAGTTGTCCCTCGAAAGTATTTCCAACCGTCTTTTTTGCCACTTCGGATTCTTTAGTTTCTCGGAATATTCGCTCATATCGTCACCCAAATAAAAAATGGCTCAGGAGTAGGCCTAAAGATAAAACCAGAGTATACAGGTACCCCGTTCTTTAGTTTGGCTTGCCTACTCCTGAGCCATCGGTTATTTAGTTGTGTTTTCATGCTCATCCTGCAATGAGTTTTAATCTTAACCAATCTCCCCGGTAGCCATCCGGATCGCCAATTGATACCACCATTTTACTGCATTTTTAGAAACCAGCAACAAATATCGAACAAAATCAGTACGTACCACACCGTGATACTCTGGGAACTGTGGGCAAATTTTTTTAGTCGTAATCCCGATCAAGAAAAATAGTCCCCGACGCCTCCCATTTAACGCAATCGGTAATTTTCTCCTTGAAAGGTTTCGCTAATTTTTCCATGCATATCCATTCATTAGCAAACTTATCTTTGTCGTGGTAATCGGACAAATTTGCGCACGTAGCGCACGATTTACGAACCGGGTTCAGCCAGCACCGTTGCTCATGTTTTTTGCAGCCTGATGGCGATAGAAAGATTTTTGGTTTACTCGAACCTTTACAAAACGAGCACCTGTATGCTGTTACCTTTTCCACGTTTACCCCCATTGTTTTATCCGGTCTTGCCGGGTGCGGAGATGGTTATTTTATGCCGATCTCCGCTAGTATTTGGTCCATGGTCCACAATACGGCGTAGTGTCCCTGCCATTCATTTTGCAGCTCAACCTGCGATTTCTTCAGCGCCCCTGCCTTGAGCCCGCCGCTCTTTTTAACGGCTGTCTCCGGGTTCTTTATTTCGATGAGGTAGTTTACTCCACATCGCCCGATCAGGATATCATCCACGCCTGTTTTTACCGTCACGCCGGGTATTTTGCGGAGAGCTGCTACAAGGTCGCGTTGGTTTTCGTCTGTTCGCGGATTACGGCGGTATTTGCTCATCCAAAAAGCTCCAATTGCTTCGACTCCATATCGTTATTTTCAGCCATCCTCATATTTTTCACAGCTTGCCGAAAATATGAAGGCTTCAATTCAAAACCGATAGCTTTTCTTTTGTTTATGACAGCTCCATAGGCTTCTGACCCCACCCCAAGAAAAGGCGTCAACACAACCTCTCCCGGATTTGTCCGCATTAAAACAAATCGCTCTATAACGTCAAGCTGCAATGGATGGACATGCTTCTCATCCTCACTATCCCTTGATTCTTTATAAGGCAACACATTTGCAATTCTGATATCATCCCAAAAAGAAGAGGCATATTGCCGCCATATCCAATGGCTAAAAAGATTTTCGGTCTGCTTGCCTTGATAGTTTTTATACCTGAGAATGTCTTCAGGTATTTTTCTTTCACCGACATACCTATCCATTCCGGTCGGGTGTGTTACAGGTGTTTTATTTTCCCCTTTATTGCGAAAAACAAGCAACTGATCCATCGATGCAACCCCGCATAAAGTTGAATCGACTGTGAGGGTTTGATGAGCAAGGTTTTTCTGCATGGTCCTTAATCTAACCGCCAATGGCTCTTTCCATATGCCGTGGCGTGCCGCCAACTCCCACCCGTGTTTTTCGTGCAATCTGATAATATCGCCAGGGAAATCAGATAGGCCATCTCTCCCGCTGTTACTGCTCGGGATATCCATGCAATGCACGGCTGACAATCGGCCAGGCATAATGATTCTAGTTATTTCCTTCACCACATATTCGTAGTGCTCGAAAAACTGCTCTTTACTGTCACAGTTTGATATATCTAGTTCATGGCTAGAATATTGGTATAATCCGCAAAACGGAGGAGAATAAATAGATGCGTGAATAGAATTGTCTGGCAATTCCTTCATCCCCGAAATGCAATCACAATTTGCTATATAATAATTCTCTGTTTTCACTTGGTCAGCTACGCCCATTGTTCCCTCCTAGAAAATATTTTTCTTTGTTTTTTGGACTATGCACCCACCTGTGACATTCATCGCAAAGTAGGACTAGGTTATCAACGTTCGACCTTAATTCTTTCACCATAAAAGACACAATGTGATGAATGTGGAATGTGCCTCTATTTTTTACTGTGTTATGGTGTTTATTGCACTTCTGGCATGTCGCGTTATCCCTGTCCCATACGGACTTAACCGCCTCAACCCACTCTACAGAAGCATAAAACGACTGTCGCTCTGGGGTACACCCGCCCTTCCATGATGGATGATTTTTCACCTTATAATCCCTATGTTTCATCCAGTGAACGCCATCTTTCATAGACGGTATCCTTCCATCCTTAAGTCTAGCTTCTCTTATTTTTTGTTTTGCTTCTGGTGTGTGTTTCTTCCCCAAAAAAGGATTTATCTGCCCCTTAATAAACTGTTGGCGAATATCTGTACCCCTCCCCCTGGTTGGTATATCGAAATCTTTCAACCAGTTCCACACGGATTTGGGGTCTCTGTTCACTATCTTGCCAATCTGTGAGGTATCCATTTTTTTGGTAACATAGTGCTCAAACAACCACTCTTTAGTAACCGGCTTGAACGTTTTTTGATAATCCCCTTTACACTTGTTGTCGCAAAAAAAGTCAGTTATTACCCTTTTTTTGCCGTAATTCCACGTTTCCCTATTGATGGTTTTCCCGCACGTCCTGCATTCTACATCATCCCTCATATTTACACCTCCATTCTTGTTTTATATAGACTACTAAATGGTGGCGTAATTGTCAACTATATCCATGACGGCAGGTCAACAGGTTTAGTATAAATATTGTTTTTATCAATCTTGAAAACGTTATTCATACACTCTATCATCATTGAAAACATTTGGTCAGCTTGAACCTGTTTTCGCTGAAGATTTTGTAAAACCCTAACCTCTCCCTCGGTTGTGACAATATCGGAATGCACCGGTCGCTTCTGGCCGAACCTCCAGAACCTTCTTGTTCCTTGGTAGTACTGCTCAAAACTGTGAGAAGGAAAAGATACCTGGTGGTTACAATGTTGAAGGTTTAATCCCCAGGCACCTATAACGTGCTTGGTTATCATTCCCCTAACCTGGTTATTGGCAAAGGCCATCAGCTTCTCTTCTTTTTTCTCATCGCTGTCTTTCCCGCTTATCTGTATTGCGTCAGGAATGAGCTTTTCCAAAAAATCCCCTTCGTCGTTCAAGTGGCACCAAACGACAAACGGTTGCCCGGTATCGTTGACCAGTTTTGCGGCATACTCGCACCGCTCGGTTATTGTTTTCCGCCGTTCTTCGCGTTGCTCCCTAAAGCCATAGGCGGGCACTGCGAACAACATGCCGTTTTTTTTGAATCCAGTTTTAACGACATGCTCTGTTTCGGTAAGCGGGGGGAGAATAAAATCGTCATCACGAAAACCAAGGTCAGAAGGTTTTCTTAAAGCTCGCGACCACGAGCACACCCACCGCCAAAAGGGAAGCTCTGCATGGCCCTTAAGTCGCCATTTTAACGTCTGTCCGCCCATCCTCCCGGTTGCACAGTTATTGAGGTCGTTCTTGAAAAATTTACCGAGCATATCCATGTAACCAAGATACCCAAGGGCCTCGCTTGATGTACCCAACTCATGGTAGTCGTTGGGCGCCGCCGTGGCTGTCCCGAGTAGGCGGAATGGTATTTTCCTGGTGAAAAATGTTATGTCGTTTTTGATCTTCCCCTTGAAGTTTTTCAGGATCGCGCTTTCATCGCACACCACCCCGGCAAAATCTTTGCTGTTGAATTTATGAAGCTGCTCGTAATTGGTGATTGTGATGTTTTTGCATGGCTTGCCGTCCCTCGATTTCTTTGCCTCGATTCCAAACTTTTCAGCCTCTTTTTCCATTTGGGATGATACCGCTATCGGGGTCAGTACAAGGACTGGCTTGTTTGTGTGTCTTACCACGTTTTCAGCCCACACCAGTTCCTGAGGAGTCTTCCCAAGCCCACAATCTTCAAGGAGCGCCGCCCGTCCCTGTTCTATCGACCATCCCGTTAAGTGTGCCTGAAAGTCAAAGAGAAAATCAGGCATAAAAACAGGCTTGAATCCGTAGCCTGTTGATAGTTGGGTTTTTTTGTTAATAAAGCTGTCAAAATCCATCATCTCCCCCCAAAAAAAACCCGGTAAGAGCGCCGCAAGCTGGTGGTGTTCCCGATTCAGAGGGACAGCTCTAACGCCCTTACCGGGCAATTTGAATCATACTTTAGCCACCACAGCTATATTCCAATCACAGTAACAGATATCGCGATGTAGCGAAACTGTTATTTAATACGTTTTCTATCACCATTCGCCAGTTCCGGCCCAAACTCACGCTGCCGGTTGATCGCCATCTTATCACGAATAATATCTTGAACGTTTAAACCGTTCATCTTACACCAGCGACAGGCTACAATAAAAACATCGGCTATTTCGTCGGATGTCGCTCCAACACCATCCATATTATAGAGGGCGCTCCATAATTCGTAAGCCTCTTCCTCTAGTTTTTCCTCCACCGCCTTTGTTGTTGCGGCTGGGAATATTTCTTCCTGCCATTCAATTATCTCATTCACGATATTTTGCATATCCCCTCCCGTTTAATCCCCTCGATCCAATCCAGCACCATCTCCCGAGCCCCGGCCAGTTCCTCGCTGTGCAATACCGTCTCGTCGTCGCCGGTTGCCATCATTGCCGCAACGGTTGCCATTTGTTTTTCGAGCTTGCCTAACTCATGGATTAATGACGGATGTCTTTTTGCCTCTTCGGCTTTGCGACATTGCAACTGATATTGTGTGGTGTAACAACCGGAACTACACCACACCACCGCCCGACTACTGTAGGCATACCTCCGGCTATTCAGTTCGTCCGTCGCTTCTTTCCGGCTGAAAAACGGCCCGGTAATCATCGACATTGCCACGGTTCCCGCGTCAGGGCTCATCATCTGTTTTGGGTCGATAATGAGCCACCACGGATCGGCTGTTCCTTCGTTGTCGTCCGATACTTCGATTTCTATTTTCATTTCGTCCTCGGCAATTTAAGCCATGCGTCCCGTGCTTGCGTAATCTCCACCGTGATTTGTTGCCTGGTCTTACAAGTGCCGTCCTTGTTTTTGTTATATGGGTTTATTGTTTGGCAAAATTTCTTAGTTTGTTGCCGCATTTTCCCGGTGTCGTCTTTCCAGCGCTTTGTCGCTTTCACGGACACCTCTTCAAATACATATCTCAACCTCATTTTGCCCCCGGTAGTTTTCTTTGTTTCGACGGCTCCCGGATCGAATCTGCGCTATCAGATTCGATCCGGGATACCCGTTTTTCGATATCCGACAGCCATTCGCGCAACTGCCCCCCGGCTGATTGGCGTTGCCCGAACCATCCTATACGTTTGGTGCGGAAAATATCATATTCCATCGGATTGCCTCAATTCCGATATCAGCCACAAAACAGCCTCGCGTGTCGGCGCTTTGAAGATTACCGGCGTGAGCTTGAGATGTTCGAGAATCAGCGCCTCCTTGGCCCTGACAGGTTGCTTGAGAGCAATTTTGCAGATCGCCGCGGCAACGTAGCCCCTCATGTGCTCGTGGGGTATGTCAACATCGCATGCGGCGAATGCTTCATCCAGGGCGGCGTCAGATATGAGTAGATCAGTCATGGTTGGCCTCCGGTATGCAATCAATTTGATCGACAATAACATCAAGCGTTTTACGCTGGAAGTGCTCGCAGGTGCCGTTGATTTCCGAGCACTCGGCATCAGATCCGGACCATTTACAAAAGAAACACGAACGATCTTCGGTTTTATCGGTCATAATTACCCCCTTGGTGAGTCTGATAAGTGTGCAAAAATCCCCGCCGGTATGTGCGACAAGTCCGGCTCCTTTTTCCGCTTCTTCTTTCGCCGCCCGATGGTCATTATCTCCGCGTCCCGCCAATCCATAGTGCGGTTGCGCTCCCAGGCGCTAGGCTGATCGATTTGCAGCGCTACGGCCCATTGGTAGAGGTTGAGGATACGCCCGTCTGAGAGGTGAAATTGCCATTGCTTGCGACCATTGAAAACGGCTTTGTATGGCTTTTTTACGAGCCTGAGCGGTTCGAGGCGTAGGGGTGGATAGTCGGTGCCATCGCTGAAAGGATTGATAGTCATGGCGCTACCCCCGCATAATGATAGATTTCTTTTCATTAACCAATTCACAAAATTCAGCCAGCCGTGAATCAATCATACTAAACTCGGTTTTTACTTTTTCCGCATAAATCCGGTCAACAAAAAGCCGCCTTCCCTCGGGGAAAACTGAGCAGAAAGAAACAAAATCGTTCCACTCACGGCCAGAGTATTTCAGTTCGGCAAATAGCTGCCACTTGTATGAAGGGTCAAACGCCCCCCGCTTCACCGTAGCGAAGTGGACCTTGGCAATTACGCACTTGATCTCAATCATTCCGTCATCGTCAATCAGGCCATCAGGAGACACCCCTATTACCCCGGCGTCAAAATACCCGCCGTTGGTCACCGTGCAAAAATACTCCTGCTCATAAAGCGCCCGAGCAATAGGCTCCTGTTCCTGGCCACGCTGCATATGCTCGTTGGTGTAGCCGTTTTCTTGCCGCTCACCGACGATCTGTTCCAGGGCGATGTCAACCGCCATGGCGTGCGCTGGATCTCCAAATGCTTTGGGGAAATTGGCCATTATCGTGCCAAGGGAAGAGCCCCCCACCTTGCCGCAACGCATTGCAAGCCACTCATCCGTGTTTTGCTGGATATCAACCCACGTTGTCATTTCCGGCCTCCCCTGGTTCATCCGGGATCGATGCAGCCGTGACGATCAGGGCTTTGTTCTCGGCTGAGATCTCCATGTGTTTTTCGATCTCGTCAAAACTCGATTTTTTCCGGTAAACCTCGATAGCCCTGGCCCATGCTTTGCCGTTTTCCGGGGTGAGGTCAGGTTTTTTTAGCCGGGGCCGTTCGGTGGCAATCCGTAATCCCTCTACTGTGTCCCGGCCAAAACGGATATTATTATCAACGTAAACCGTCACGGCAATGTTGGACCAGTCCTCAATAAACGGGCTGCCGGTGAGCTTTTTCATGGTCCGCGAATTGGTGGCGTTCAGGATCATCGGTTTGAGTTCTTCGCCTGGACGAATCTCTTTTTCCCGGAAATAGGCGGTGTTAAATATGTCCTTGGTTTTCTTGGTATGGTCCGGTTCTTGCGTGACTCTCGTGATGGTAAGTATCGTCGGCTCAACTATGTCTGCAGCCGAAAGGTACGGACTGTCAAAAACCGCCCGATAGTGATGTTTCGCGTTCGTTTCCATATTTTCCCCTCACAGTTAAAATGATTCCAAACACTCCAATAAAAGCTCATCCGGAGTGCCGTATTTCTCGATAAACTCAAGCCGGTTATGGTGGATGCACGGCACCAAGTCGTTTTTCTCGTTGTGGTGTTTTGGACAAAGCGGCAAAACCAAATTATGGTTATGGTTACCGTGCTTCTTGATATGGTGGATCTCCGCCGGTGTGTCGGGATTGCCGTCTTTTTTGCAGGCGATGCACCCCATTAATACCAACTTATTCCACAGCCGTTTCTGTGCTGCTGTCGGCTCGCTCACGCCTTAACCTCCTTTTCTCGCCGAACCTCTTTTTCCTCCAGGGCTTCCAGCGCCCGCTGGATCGTTTCCGTGTACGTAATGTCCAATTTTTGAGACAACGATACCAAAATCGAGTTATGTCTCTTACTGAGGTTTACTGTCCTTTTCATGTATCCACCATGGGTAAATGTTATTTCTGTTCTTATTCTGTGATATATACCATACCAACGCTGTTAGTATTCGTCAACCTATTTTTAGCCGGATAGAGAATTATTCCACCCGGCCAAATGTTAATGATTTATTTATAATTCAAGCCCCGCAAACCACTTATACAACTCCCCCGCCCGAACGTTCGCCGCGTCGATATCCTCCTGTGTGAAAATCGATCTTCGCCTGGCCTTTCGTGCTTTGCGTTCCAATTCGGCTATCGGCTGTTTTAGGCGGTAGGGTGTGATTCGGTCGCGGAGTGACTGGTTTGGTGATGGCTGCATGATTATTCTCCTGTTTTCCTAAAAAAAGGAATCCCGCGTTTAAGCCTGTCGATTTCCCTGTCTTTTTCCGCCAAAACGAGCCGAACAAGCTCGGCGGGTGCGGTCCCCATTGGTCCATGCTTTTCTATCGCACTCTCTGAAAGATTGAGTTCATTAACCACATCCTCAAGCATGTTCTCCAGTTGTTCTTTGGTCCAGCAGCTCATGTTGGTTCTCCTGTTGTGGTGAAAAGGCTATGCGATTTGCAGTTGAGATGAAGGAATCAAGGTTTTGCCGATTATCTCAGCGAACGATTCAACCCGCAACTTTGCCAGCTTATAGATGTCCTTGTAATGCAACCCTTGCGCCATGCCATCAGACAGAGCCTTCATGACGATCATGTCGGCAGACTTCACGGTTGACAGCTGGTGGATGTCGAGCGCGTCTCGAAGGTTCTTGTATTTTTGCTCAAGGAGGAAAAGCGCCTGGTTTTCCATTTTTGAGATGTTGGCATAGTAGCGCTTTCTACTCATAGTAGCCGATTTGTTTGCCGAGCGATTCTGCATATGCTATTTCCCTCGCTGTTGATTGACCGATATACCCGTTTATATTCATCACATAAATATAATCTGATATCTCGATTTTTTTGAAATGCAAGGTATCCATATTTTTTTCGACGCCCTCCTGCTCGCCAATGTGGTGGATACGCCCGGCTTCATCTGGGATATATCCTTTTTGCCGACAATAATCATCAGGCAAGAGGTGAAGCCCGAGCGCTATCCACCCTTGTTTTTCGAACTCCCACGCCATTACCGCCATGTGTCCGCAAAATCTGGACGAACCACACAAGGTTACGATTTTAGGGCGTTCTTCGGTGATTAGTATTCCCTGAAAAGTCTTCGGCGGCTGGCTGTCGATCATGCTGGTTCTCCTGTTGTGCTACCAATTTTTACCGCCTAACGGCTTTTTGTGCCGCAAAACGTGTCCGACAATGCGCTGACAGTGCCAGCAGTTGACCTCGCCGTCCGTAACCTCTCCCCTCGTTGACTCTATAAAATCCGTGAGCCCGCAAAGCGTAACGGCGTCCAGCCCGTCCGGGGCACAATAATGTATTTTGCCTTCGTCCGGCTCGGTTATTTTTGGCAAATTTTTCATGGTCGCCGCTCCCGCCCCTCGCTCAAAGCAAAATCTACCCGATGAGCTCTGGCCCGGTCACTGATCATTTTATTATACCCAGCCATACTAAATGGATAATACGCTATGGTCAGTTTCTGGCTGAACTCGTCGCACCGCAAGTAAAAGACAAACCACAGCCAGTCGGTGAATTTGACTTTCCAGAATCGCATGTATTTCATCGCTCCCGCCCCTCGCAGATAAGATGCCTCACCAAAGGTCTTCACTGATCACCACTTTTTTGATAGGAAAAATGGTTTTCTGCTTGATCCTTTTGATGTACTTCGCCGCTTGCACCCTGTTTAAATATTTTCCAGTATGGGTAATAAATCCCTGGTTGATGGCTTTTCTGCCGATTTCACTTTTGCCTAAATCTATGCCGTTATCTCTTGCGTGCTGAAAGCAGTCGCAATGCCGGTTCGGTTTTGGCAGGTGGATAATTATGGAATCGTTTCTGATTGCCACGCCTGTTATCATGGTTGTTTCTCCGGTTACATAAAATTGATGATTTCTTGCTCTGCCAACTTCACCACATCTTCAGACGAATAGCCGACAAAGATGTTTTTCAGCAAAACGTCAATTACCGCGGAATACAGCTTTTCAAAGTCGTCTTGTTCCATTTTGCCGAAAGAAATTGATTTCGCCGTTACCCGTGTTTCCCCGTTCAGCCTGATCGCTACGTCGTAGTAGCCAGCCAGGATGATAACGTCGCTCCGGAACTGGTCGAAGTTTTTTTCTGGCACCCCATATTTGCTCGTAATCTCACCAGGCACCCAGAATTTATACCCGGTGTTGAGTAGGGCGAAGAATTTCTTGTGGAACTCCGGGTTGCGCTGTTTTGCTATTTTGCATTTTACCCGACTGCCGAGCTTGATCTTGGCCAGGTAGTCGGCCGATATCTGATCGTCCGGCCCGAGTCCTTGCGGGGTGCGCTTTAGGTATAGTTCAGTCATTTGCGCAACCTCTCTCAAATATAGATCTGCTTGGCACTTTCCAGTATCGCTTTATACCTGGCCCAAAATTCATTACACGATTCGATAGAGGAAAATTCTCGCGTTGCGGTGTAATTTTTAGGGAGCCTCCGATATATCCCGTACCCGCCCTGTTTCCAGTCGCAGGGGAATGTGTAATAGTTGTCACCGCGCTTTATTATCAGCGCCTTACTGCAATTATTAACGATATTAACGACATATCCCAACACCTGCCAATCAGCGATAGTGTGTGGACTGGCCTGGACCATCTGGTTTATGACGGATTTCGACAGTTTTATGGTTGTCGTCTGGATATCGATGTTCATCGTTTGCTCCATTTTTCCTTTTCGGTTTTATACCACTCTATAACCTCTGCCGCCGCAGCGTCCTTGCCGAAATGCTTTCTCGGTGGCCGAATAACCGGCGGGCGGCGTAGCGCTACCATTTGCTCGATGATTTGCAGCTGAGCGGGATTCGTCTTTGCAAGGTCCGTCCTGATCCATTCCAGATCCTCAGTGTTCCGCCAGTTGAACAGGTCCGCGGTTGCTTGCCGGCAGGTGTCGTTGCCGCAGTTCGCGAATTGTTCACAAAGTGGCCCTATTTTTGAGATGGTATATCGCATGATTTAACACCAGACATTTTCCCAATCTTCCCCAGTTGGGGTTTCTTTTTTTCCAAAAATCGCCCACTCGCCCGGATGTCCTGGCCTGGGGTCCATGTGTTTATATCCGGGCTTGCACGATAGCGAGCCCTCGCCGCATGGGGCCAAATCCGACACCTCACACCCGCACTCTCCGGGGTAATACAAACCATCGAAGCCGTTTTCGATTAAATGTTTTTTATGCATCTTCGTGTCCTGGGTGATTTTTCAATCACTACCCGCTGTCGGCAATTTCCCCTGCCAGCGGCAACAGGTGTTGGGCAGAAAAAGGAGGTCGCCCGACTATTCTTAGATTGCCGTACTTTGTTTTGTCATGGCATCAGCCAACGAGCCAGGCCGACGATTACCGCCACACCGATACCAACCACGGCGATACCAACCAGCATGGCCTTGAGTAGCTGGCCAGGTGGCAACTCGTACTCGGCGCCGTAGTCCTGCTCTTGTTTTGTTGGCCGGTAGACGGTAAACAGCGGTTCCGGTTGTGGACGATCGAGCTTGTGGTTGAATTTTCCGGTCATTTCAAACCTCCCCTGCAATTCATGATTACGGCATGAGCGGCAGAAACACTACAGAACTCATCGTCAAGGCCAGCAACCACCGCATCCGCGCAAGCATGACGGGTATCGCGGTCCTGTGTTTTAAGCAAGGCGTTGACGGTCGATGTCAATTTACCGCGCTCGTAATCAGTTGTGGCGTATGCCAGGATTTCGGTGATTAGTTCGGCTTTGGTCATGGCATTATCCCCAGGTATGTAAAGGCCGATGATAATTAAAGGCTTAACAAAATACCGCATTTTTAGCGTTGGCATGATCCCTCCTGTTGATAGTTTTGGCAGCCTGACCACTCGCCAAAAGAATACGATACGTGGATTGCTCCACAGATCAGGATTACGTAGATTGTGTGGAGCGCTATTTGTAGCCTGGTCATCACTCCCCTTTTTAAGGCTGGCACAAGTGCTACCCTAAATTTTCAATCTGTTTATTGATCATCGGGATCAAGGTCTTTCCATGTATCTCAGCAAAGTTCTCGATCCGTTCTTTGACAAGTTTGTAAATGGCCTTGTAGTGGAGTCCTTGCGCCATTCCGTCTTCAATCGCTTTCGTAACAATCTCGTCGGCACAGATGACGATTGAAAGCTGTTGAAGATTGAGAATTTCCCTGATGTTTTTGAATTTCTGCTCAATGAAAAAAAGCGCTTTGTTTTGCATCGTTGAAATGTTCGCATAATACCGTTCGGCATTTTTACTGCCTTGCTTTTTGGCATACTCGACAAATCGCTGAATTGTGTCGGTCTCCACTTTTCTTTTCTGCTTGCCGGTGTTCCGTGTTTCGAGCCATTGCGCATTTTGCCGCTGAGAGGCCAAATCGGCTATAACTCGCTTCGCCCGGTAAAACTCCCTGGTGAGCCTGAATTTGAAATCAACGACAACATCAGAGTTTTTCATCATGGTAATGAGAAACGTTGCTTGCTCCTCATCCAGCCGACAAAAAGCTGTTGGCCTTCCTGCTGTCTTCTGGATTTCAAATCCGAAAGGTCTGATCTCTTGAAACATCATTTCATACTTCCGGATCATTTTTATTAGGGCAGAGTGTTCTACTTTTAACTCTTCCCACATGTCTAAAGTTGACACGACCGGCACGTCTTTTACTATCTTCACCATGTTCATATTTTTTAGTCCATAAAGGTTTTTATTCACTTCAGCTTTAAATTGATAATAATCTATTGACAGCCTGTTGGTCAAGTGATAAATTACAGAGAATGGAAATAAGCAGTACCGATTGATTTTGAACCTTGGCATTTGAAATGTGAAAGTCAACCGAAAGAGGCACAATATGCACCGTCCGGGGAAAGCCCGGAAATTAAAAACTGACCAGGTGACGGCTGCCAATTCCTGGTGAACTAAAGAAAGAGCAGGGGCGAAGGACAACAGCCCTATACAACCTGGGCAGGCCACGACCCAACAACTCCGTGGGCAACGAAGGGGAACGTCGTCACCTGGTGGCAAAAAAGGGCGTGACAAGCCGGGAGAGACCGGCGCTTAATTGAAAACCAGCCGGTAAGCCCGGCGCAACCTGGGGGATGAAATGCCGCGAAACATGAGCTTTGCCATGACGGCCAGCCAGATTTTAGCCGGAACAAAAACCATTACCCGGCGTTTCGGTTGGTGGAAACTGCAACCCGGCGATGATCTTTGGGCGGTCGAAAAAAGCATGGGTTTAAAGAAGGGCGAGAAGGTTAAGAAGTTGCGGAAAATTCGTATTATGGTGGTTGGCCTAGAGCCGCTAAACGCCATCACCGCCGACGATTGCGCACGGGAAGGGTTCCCGGAAATGAGCCCACCTGATTTTGTGGCAATGCTTTGTAGGCATTACAAATGCCAGCCTGATAAAATTGTCAACAGGATTGAGTTTTATTATCTGTGAGGGAAGCGATGATACACCTAAATAAAGGCCCCGATAAACCGCACGAATGGGTTACCGAGGAAGAGTTCGAAAAGCGGTATCCCGCCCTTGCCACTGCAATCCGGGAGAAACCGGACGAAAACGAGCACGGTCAGAAACTCAAGGCTATGCGGCTAAAAAGAGGAATTACCATTCGCCAGCTTTCGATAGCTACCGGGGAATCTTGCGCAGAAATTTGCAATATTGAGCAAGGCAGAAAAAATATAACTCCAGAGATCAACGACAAATACTGCCTGGGGTTAAACGACGCCGACCGTACCCTCAAATAATACGGGAAAGTTTGCACCGGGGAGGCCGAGCGTCCGGCTTGATCCGGCAGTTAATTATGGGGGGAATATGGGAGACAGGGCAAACATTGTTGTAAAAGAAGGTGATGACCAGGTATGCCTTTATACTCACTGGCGAGGGTCGGAGCTTCCGGATATTCTGCTTACAGCGATGAAGCGCGCTAAAGACAGAATCACTGATTATCAATACCTGACGCGAATAATCTTCTGTGAAATGGTGAAAGGCCACGAGATGGAGTTGACCGGGTACGGGATCACATCAAAGGTCGGTGGTGGTGAAAACAGGATTATCACCGTTGACGTTGATAATAAAACTGTCAAAATTGGGATTAAAGGCGTCCCAATTGATTTTGAAGACCTTGTATCTTGCGACACTGCGGGGTGGTAACCATGTGGCGAGATAGAAAATCAGGCGGTGAGGTAGTAAGCTCAACAAGGTCTTTTGGTGCGGTGACACTCCTTGTCCATCAGAGCCCATATAAAAAAGGATGGTTCGCGACTTCATCCCCACTTTTTCTTGGGGTCCGCCTTGCAAGCCCCGATCTTGATCAAGCCAAGGCCCAGGCATCGGCAAAGCTGCACGTCGTTCTGCAGGACGCCCTGGACGCTTTGATTGCCGAAAAACCGAAACCAGAGCGCCTTGAGCGCATCGACAAACTTTTAGCGGAGTGACGACATGGAGTTTTCGAGAGACGGCCCCAAGCAACCGCTGTACTCACCGCCAGGCACCGGAAAGCCGGGAGATGGCGCAACTGGCAATTATCACGAGAGGCTATAGCATGTTGAACTAAGCGAAAAACTGTACTCACACTTGCAATCAGATAGCCCACGCCGGATCGTCCGGCGTGGGCTTGTTTTTTTAATGATCCTCAATATCATGATCAAGGTTGTAAAATTTGATCCGCCCAACCTGCCCGACAAATGTCTCGGCATCGGCCCAATACGGCGCATCAATCGAAACGTCGAAATAGCTGTCGGCTCCTGGCACCGGGTTAGCCAATATTCCGGAAATCGCGTCACAAGCGACCTGCAGGCATTGCTGCCATGATTTATCGGCAGCTGCCGGCCAAGTGGTAAGCTGCGGGTCGCGGGGGTCGGTGAGACTGGAAAACTGCCACTTTTTGAAAATCACCGACATGATATCTTTACCCCACCATGACGGCTTCTTGACGCGGTTGAGGATGGCGTGCGCTACTCCGGCCTGGCCCTGGATGGATTCGCCACGGGCTTCTCGCCAGATCGTCAGGGAAAGGAATGTTATGTCGGCTGCTTCTTGGTTTTTCATTTTCTTTTCATGTCGACAATTGTCTGCATAATGGCATCGTATCGGTCAAGTATGATGCCAAAGCGTTTCTGGTTTTCTTCGTTGAACTGTTCGAGCAACGTCTTCATTTCGGCGAACTGTTTTTCCCCTTGCGAGAACTGTAAGGCGTTGATCTTCCCGCAACCAGCTTGCCGCTCTTCACACAATTCTTTCGTAACAAAAACCTTGTTTTTCAAGTCCTGGACAATTTGCTGAAGTCGCCCCAGCCACATTGCTGAAATGAAAAAACCCAAAAACACACCCCACCAGTCTTTAATGAATTCCACGGATCACCCTATGGTGCTGTCAAAATTGGCCGGTCACTTCCCGGCAGCGCGTTTCTCTTGCCAAACTGCGAGACACCCCACCGATACGCCTCTGCTCGTAACTCGGGAGCGCCATCTTCGATCATGCATGTTTTTAAATATTCGTCCACTGCATCCCGCCACAAGAGATCGAGTAACCCGAGCCGCATGAGATAATACAGGGCGTCATGGGCCAAACTCGCCCGCATATTAGTAGGATCGTCAACCGTTGGCCCGCTTGGGCCATCCCAGGCAAAATAACGGTCCACGGTCAACTGGCCATCGGCTGTCAGGGTGACGAGGGGGGCGGTGATATCATTTGCCGTTTTGATTTGAGTCTGAAAAACTGCAGGCTCGCGCAATTGATATTTGTATCCGGAACAGTATTTTATCATAAAATTGCCGCCAAAAACTGCAGGATGATCTCACGTTGCGCGGGAGTGAGTAGGGTCGAGCCGAGCGCCGCTGCTGCTGTAAAGATCGCTGTTGCAATTGCGATGATTTTCGTTTTCGTCATGCCAGCCTCCAGCCGGTTAAATTACGCTCAACAGTTTGAGCACAGCCACCGCACTTCATTTGTTAATTCATCAAACCCCACCGCGTGTAGATGTTCGCAAGAGTCCAACACCTCGCCTTGCAATAGCACTTTTGAGCACGGCTGTAAGTGGCAGTATTTGCCCGGTACGTGCCACACTGTGCCGTCTGGTTGCCGGTCCTGCCGGAGATTTACCGGCTTCATTGCCACTTTAGTCCAAACCTGCCCCACTGGACAACAAATCCGAGGCACTTCCAAATTGTGTCTTTAACTCGCTCCAGACACATCTCTTTTCCAATTTCGTGATCGAAATTGATGGGGTCAACGCATGAGGATGTTTCGTATTGAACAAATCCGGTAACAAGATCCGCCGACAGGAAAACAGTTTTCCCATCTTCAAGACCGTGAGAATGGACTTCTTTTATGAACCCATCAACCATCTCTTTATTGACCTTCGACGGGTCCGACCCCATAGGAAGGTATGCTTCTTCGAATCGGTCTTTTGGGGACCACGAAATGTATCCGTCAGGGGAATACTTTACAGCATATCCTTCCTTTCCGTCTTTTTCCTGTGGCCATGCCTCGATGATTTTCACACCTACGTAAAACTGTGTCATTTTTTTACTCCTTGAATATTTTTTAAGCCTGCTTCATTGGTTTGTACTTCGGTCAACGTTGCTCATATTCTCCCAGGATTGAGTCCTGGACACGGAAGCAGTAGCATCAAACGGGCTATCAATATGGCTACCCCTGTCGGCTGAGTTTTTCGGCATTATAAATGTGTTGTTGCTGCTACGGTTCAGGACAAAACCTTGCCCGCTGCCCCCTGAGCCACCATGCAAAATTCGAGTCAGTTCAAGGCCGATATTCAGGTACGGAATAAAGGCACTGATGATTCTGACCGGCCCGTCCTCTTGGCGATCAAGCGCCCCCGAATAGATTGCCGCGTTTAGTGTTGCAATACAGCCAGGCTCGCCCTGGCACTTTGCCGCAGAGGTTGCGATTGCGTCCAGGAGGGCGAGTTTGTCGGAGTTATCGCGGGCGCAGCCGGAGATCAGGAAGCCAGTGAACAGCCAGAACAGCAAGATTGCAAATGTTTTCATGGGGTCTCCTCAATGAAGTTCATCGGCGCTGTGCCGAAGGTGAACGCTGCTTGTTGCCATGGTCCGGGGGGGCTGCACGCCGGGCATGAGCCGCCGCAATCTACGCCGGTTTCATCACCGTTTTGGATTAGGTCCGAGCAGGTTGGAGGTGTGCCTGATGCTATAATATATTGTACAGATCCTCCTAAAGCTGTAAAATCTACTGCTCCGTCAGGTCCAGAATTTATAGGACTCTCGGCTATCTCAACCCCGTCTCTTGTAATAGTGATATCTGTGTTAATAGCGAAATCGGCAGCAAAAACCCTAATATTATCAGTGGTTGTGGTTGGAGTAATGGTTATTGTTGACTGGCTTGCCGATGAGTTTGAAAACAGCACAACTCTGTTAACTGTTTGGTCATCAATCAACACTCCCTCGAATGTGGCCCCGCTGAGGAGAGACATATTTGGTAATACCGCGTCTAAGTCGTTTGATGGACTATGGACAACCAGCACATTTGCAGTGCCTGTTGACCCAAGAGGGATATTAACCCGAACTGCATTTATTTCAGAAACAGCAGCTTTGATGTTTGTACTCAGCGTATCGGTAACATCTGTTTTGGTTATGTTTGCAGTGGGAATCAATACATTTGTCTCTATTTTACTGACTGACCCGGCCCATGATATTTTTTGACCAGATATCGTTGGGTCCCCTGCATAGTGTATTTGAGATACCATATCACCAGATTCATGTTGATTAATAATATCATGGACTATTATATAGCTCTCGCCCGTTGTTTCTGCGCTATGGACAACTGATCTGTAAGCTGAGTCAACAACCTTACCACCACCACCACCACCTGTCGTTATATCAAGGTATGCCCCCGTGAGATCAGCTTTGGCGTACCGCATCGGCGTGGTCCCTACAATGGTTGTTGTTATGTTGGCCCTTCCAAACTCGGTAACTGGTACATCATAAACAGACGCATATCTATACATCCCGCCAGGACATGATAAGTTGCCACCATAATATGAGGTAACTGAGTGAGAAACTGTGTTTATATTGTAGTGCTCTGGTGCTCCATTGCTGGTTGCTAAATTAGTATCGGCAATATTGTTAATAATTAACGGCTCATTGCCATAAATAGTATAGGACCCGGTATGCGCTAGGTCACCACGAGTGTACATTGAGATAGTTTCAGCTGCCCTGAACTCTAGGAATATATCATCCGATCCCCATCCAGTGCGCGAAATAAACAAATCAGAACCATGAGTGAATATAGACTCAGGCAGTGCTGTGTAGTCTACGACAGCACCATCGTTATCATAATATAAAAACCAGTCAGCAGCATAATGTGGGGATATTTCAGCATAGTTCGTATATGGGGCAAAGGTTTTTTTTAGGAAATCCCTGCCCCTCTTCGCCGAATCAGTAGCGTACCGTCCTGAAAAAAACGCCACGTCTGTGAATTGCCTTGCCCAATCGTTTATGCTGTATTCACCAAATGTTCCTTCTACATACATATTTGTCGGGTCAGGTAAACTACGATATATGTCAAAATCTATTTGCTCATCTACCCACGATCCGGTTGTCAGGAAAAACGGGTTAAGGTCAGTTGTTGCGGTCCTAAACACCTCCATAATAGCCAGGGTGTAAAAAGCGGTTCGGTTGGTGTGGTATTCCCCACCATCTGTACCATGCCCTCCCTGCATTACTGTGTTTTTAAACGGTATCAATTGATCCTCTAAATAATCCCACGAACCTTCTAGATAATACTCTGAGTTGTGAATTGCATCACCCCTTCCGTCAGCTAACTCATTATCCTCATAGCTGGCCAGGGCCATTGCTGCCCTCCCCCGCATTGCTGTCAGCATCAGGTTCGCCTCAGGTAGCAATGTTGCGGGGTCTGAGCCCAAAGCAATATACTCCTCGTGACTCTCGACCATTGGGAACATTACGTCATTTATCCAGGTAAAAAATGTATCCAGAAACGACGAATCTCCAGACAGCAATGCATCGCCATCTACATTATAAATGAGGTCGTAAACCCTTGCTAAGTAAAATAAATGGATAGAGCCATAATCCCTGTTTGGGTTGGAACCCCATGGCTCATTATCATTATATCCACAAGCATCATTAGCCAAATCCAACATCATTTGTTTTGCAAAGTTGGCATACTCGACAGCAGGAACACTGTTAAGGGTGCCGTTCGGGTACATCTGATAATACATGCCCATTGACACAAAGGACCCGAGCACACCATCAGGAGCCACAGACCACGGCATATCTGCGCAAGATTTTCCGCTTGTCCAGGTATGCAATGTTGAGTCCCAATATGTTGTCATATAGGAGACAGCATCGGCGATCATGTTATCGTAAACTGGATTATCAGTCGTTTTAGCCCGGAGGTTTGCAAGATCTGACTCATTGACTAATATTCTCGGGTGATTGTTTAAAATTCGGGCGGTGCCATCGAGAATAATGGCATAATCAGCAACCGCCTGGGATGATAATAACAAACTGGCCATCAAGGTTAACAACAATCTCATAAAGCCCCCCCGGAAAAATTATCAATCGCTGGATTATCTCCGCTACCTCTAGTCCAGTGCATCCCCACGTATTGGCCGGTAGAGTATGTAGCATCAGACTTAGTGCCCTGACTGACATCGTCGATAAATAGTTCGAATGTGTTACCTGTGACGGTTAATTTAATCACTGATGATGAGGTTAAGGTAAGACCGGTCCAGGCACCCCCTCCCACATAAGCTCCGACAGTCGATCCGTTAAACGGATAGAGATACACTGTTGTTGCGTTCGATGCTTTAATCAGATACCCCGTAGTCCCGTTACACCTGAGGACCCCACCACCATATGCATTATCCCTACTATACTGTACATAGTGATCATCACTTCCAGTCGGTGTTTCGTGGTAGACAATGGCGGTCTGGAAGTTGGTGTTGCCTTTTGCCGTCCCGCTCGACACAACCATACCATATGATGTTATTGCTGTGTAATTGGTGCATCCTGTGGTTGTGCAAGCAGAGCTAAAATCGTCAACTATACTCCCGCCACTGTTTTGGATAGCCATCCCGACAACATTTCGAATCTGAGCAGTCCCGGCAAAACACGGAGCAGCGAACAGCAATAACGCTATGAGTATTTTAATTACCATCTGTCCAGTGCCCTCCAAGTACGGTTCCTGACCAGCAATATTGGCCATCTGCTGAGTAATATTGACAGCAGATTGTATCGCCGGATTTGCTTGAGTTCGTAGCCTTGTCACCATCGGCCAGAGTCACACCATCGAGGATCATCTTGTCAGCGGCGTTAACATCTAGACTCACCACGATATCCCCGATTGTGGTCACACAGTAGTTATGCCCTGGTGCTACCGCCTGAGCAGTCACGGTTGCCGCTGCGGTCACGTAGATTGTCCCGCCGAATGCCTCATCAGCCAGGTCGGTGCCAATAGTGTAGTCTGCCGCTTTTGAGTTTGTCGGGCTGCCGTTGTAGTCGAGATATGCGGGATTTTCGCCTGCTGCAGCGGTGTAGGTTAAGCCGACACGGGCTTCGATGCCGACTAAGGCGGAAACGTCCTGTTTATCAGCCAGCGCATCCCCAATAGCAGCCTCAGCACTCGGTGCTGTGGTAGAGCCGCCTGCCGCTGTGGTGCGGACTGTGGCGAGTGCGGAGGGAGAGGCCCCGAGCGCGGTCAATGCTGCCCCTGCTGTGGTTGCGTTGGTCCCGCCTTTATCCACGTCCACCCCGCCGTTTGCATCGGCATCCAGTTCGACCGTGGCCATGGACGGGGCGGAAAAAAGAAATACAAGCGCTGCTATTGTAATAATATTTTTCATTACCATGTTACCACCGGATCAGTGTTAAAGGTTGTATCGTCCCCACCAAAAGTAACCAGTTCGGGATCGCCCTCTTCGTGTGTTCTCGCCGTAAAAACATACTCCCGAGCGCCATCCGAGAAGAGCTGCGTGGCGGTCGTTTCGGTATCGTGCAGCGTCGCGTGGCTCATCACCAGAGTTTCCAGGAAGCGAGTCGCGGCGGTGATCGTTATCGCGCCGCTCTGAAACTCACCGCTGCCGTTGGCTCTGTGCAGTCCGTTGACGACTGATACCGTGCTGTCTACGGCTGGTCGCGGGGATGGGTACCATTTGCGGGAGATTACTTGCGCGTTGAGTTCGGCGTTGCGCTTGATACCGGGCGTGCTCGGTCGTCCGCCGACAAGCTCCATCGGCGAGCGCCTGGCCTGCCGCCGAAAACTCCGGGTGAACGGCCTAACCTGCGACATAGCCGACCACCAGATCCGCGTTGGAAGCGCCCATAATGAGCAGCTTGTAATTGCCGTAACCTTCGAACAGGATCTCGTTAATGTCGTAATCAACGTGCGTCAGCCGTCCGTGGCCTTCCGGTACCGGCTCGTAGGTTCCATCGGAATTATCGGCTGTCGGCTGCTCGCTGTAAAGCCGTACCTCTTCGCCCGGGAGAATGGCGTTGGCCCCCGCCTTGGATACGATGATTCGCGTCGGCCCGGCAAGGGCTACTACTGCCGTGGTAGAGATGTCTTTCGTGGTCGCTATTTTCGTGCTTGAGTTGGCCATGTGTCACCTATTTGTAATTTTGATCCTGATACCCCATACAATGCCTCTGCTCATGTTCAAACAGATATTGCCTGGCATAGCGCCTACTACCCATCAGTGTTAATACTTCTGGGAGTATTAACAACTATTGAGCCGCTGTATGTCGTCATCGCAGTATATAGATTGCCATTTTAATCAAGATCCCTTTCACCGCTGCCTTGACTTCAACCATAGTCCCAGCTTTATCAATTTCGTTTGAGATATAATTTCTAACTTGTTCCGGGGTGTATTTGTCGATTCCGGACTCAATCTTCGCCGCCTCAATCTCGTTGAGCCGCTGTACTACAGCCGTGACGATTTGCTCCTGCGCGGCAATTTCTTCTGGAGTGCGGGTGTCAAATGGTTCGGTGATACCGCCCGCCTCAACCCATTGCCGGTATTCCTGCCATTGATAAACGCCGGGGTATATGCCGGTAACACCTGATGTGAGGTTTTTTACCTTTGTGTGCTCTGGATTTGAGAATTTATATGTCATACCTCATGCTCCAAAATGATAGTGTCATCAGCAGAGTTCGGGAATGTGTCAAAAAGCCCGGTAGTGGTTACGGTTACTGTCATGTCAAACCCGGTCGCTTGCGGGCTTGATATAATTGGTTGTGAGCAGTTTGCAACTGCCCATGTCCCCGCCTTTGCAACTGTCGGCGTCCCAGCCATCTCTGGGATAGATTTACGCATAACCATTGTCCCGCCGGTAGGCCCGTATCCATAAAAACCTGTCAAGGCGAGTTGGTTTGATCCTAACACCATATAATGTAAATTGCATAGTCGCCTTTCCTCTTCTTTGGTCCGACGGTCAACTACAACCGGAGTTGAGGAGTTGTACAGATGCCAATCCGCAATATCAAAAGTTCCGGATTGGTTGCCGATACTCGCCGCCCTGCTCGCCATGTTGCCCCCAGCCTCAAACCAGACTTGACACTCCAGATAACCGGGTGTTGAGCCGATTGTTTTGCCGGAGATTGACGGGATTGGCACTGCCACCCAACACTGTTTCCAGGTAGTCAAGAGCGGCACCAGCACTGCGCCGATACCATGAATCTGAGCTGAACCGCCTGCGCCGAAATTTTGACTAAAGGCAACCGCAACGTTTTTCGCGGCGTCTGCTTTGGCCCAAAACATCGTACAAGCATAATCCCCGGCCAAGGTCCGGACTCGTAAAACCCGCTGTGATTTGTAACACTGCGCGTCGGCGCTGCTTGATGACGTTACTATTGTCCGAGCAAAATATTCTGGATTGCCTGGAACGTCGGTTTGCCCAACAGCAAAGGCCTGGCGGGAAAGCTCCCTCGGCGATTGGTAGCTATAATTTCTGAATCGATTTTCGCAACCAATATATGGAGTAATCGTACTCTGTGAGGTCCCATAGTCCCAATGGTCAAAATTGCCGTTGATGAAATAATCACGGATGGTTGACGGGAGCCTGCCGGGAATTACCCAGCTTGTACCGTCGTCGGTTATGGGGTCAATGCCTTGGATACCTGTTCCAACACATCGGTAATTTTGGCCATTGGTGCAGGCTACAACGTCAGGGAAGTTGTAGGTCGTGGCTGGAACGTAGGCGGCAATCGGCTCGGTCTGCGCCAGGCCTGCCAATAGCGTGTTGAGCTGTGCCAGGTTGGTATTCATCTGAGTAATAAAGGTCGCAAAAGAGCCGACGAAAGCAAATGAGAGGGGATCAAACACTTGCGCCGGAGTTCCAGGAACAGGGGCCGGTGGCATCTCGGATAAAAGACTAAATTCTATTGTCATATTATAACCTTATGTTAAGCCTAAAACCGTCATTGAGCACCACGAGTAATTTTCGGTCGGAACCTCAATATCGAAGTCGTCCCAAATTCCATACGTAATTGCACTACTATACCCTGATTCACTGATAAATGCAGTCTTTACCCCGCGCATTTCCTGAAAAAGTGTATAAGCGTAATCGACTTGAGCCCGTGTGAGCCGCATCGTAAAAGATGGTCGTTTTGCCCAGTAACCATCGGTCGCGGTAATCCTGCCGACAGAGTCTTCAGTCCTGTTTGAAAAATCACGCCCTTTCAGGTTAAAGCTGAATTTTTCCTGGCCGATATAGTTGGTCCTGCCGATTATGGCCTTGCCGCACTTTGCCGTCTCGCCGGTCGCGGTGATAATTTTTATTATCAGCACTCCGGAATAAACGAGAATCGGTATTATCTGTGCTACATCTGGAATGGTTTTTTTGATCCCGAAAAAGAATTCGTAAAGCGATGAAGTATTATTAAGGGTGTTGAATCCATAAGACAGATCAAGGGTGTTACTCCATAGCAGTTCAGTCTTTCCGGAATTCCATAGTTCAAACTCTACCCGAGCCCCGGCCAAACCGAAAAGCGTTACCGAATCGGCATTTGACACTGTGTGCTCGGTGATAATCTCGGTGGTGTTGTCGGTCTGGGTATTGCCGTACTCGTCAAACATTGCGTGCTGATTTGTCGAGCCAATTTCCCGCCAGTAGCCAATCTCATCAACCGTTGTCACCTTCCAGGAATCATAGGTGCCGGTGCCGGTTACTGATGAGACCATAACCTGCATAAACCCGGTTGACGGCACATAGGCGGTTATTTCTCCCTGCATCCTGAAGCTGAGCGGGGTTGATGTTTTGGTGATGGCAACCACCATTCCGACTTCAAAAGCAGCGTTGATTGCAACGGTCAGCGACTGTAGGCCGGTTCCGATAGTGAGCGAAGAATCACAGTAGTAAAACACCGTCCGTGGAACAAGCCAGCTTGCCGGAGGTTTATTGATGTTGTTCGATCTGGTCGCCTCATAAATCGTGTGCGGGAAACTGGTCGTTACCTGGCAACGTTGGCCGTAGGAAAAGTTGGTAGTCGTGTCCCATTCAGCCTCAGCGTTGGCGGCAACGTTCGTTGAAACAAGGTTTATATCGTGTGGTGTGACTATTTTCATGCCATTTGCACCCTGATAAGTTCGTCAACCGATTTGCGCACTTCCTTGATTCCTTTCACCATTGCCACGAAATACTGTTTCATTTCGTCGGAGTTGCCGAACGTCCCATTTTTGATCGACCGGGAAAGAATCTGCATGGTGTCGGCGTCAATTACGCCCTCACCGAGTTGTGCTGAGATAAGGCCACGGTCGCCGTCGGGGATGATAACCCGGTCAATCAACCCGCCCTTCGCGTGGGAATATTCTTGTGGTACCTCCCACTCTTCGCCGGGCACAAAGTTCTGAATGTCTTCCCGGTCATAGCCGAGATCGGCAAGAGCTTGTTCGGATTGCTGCCGTACTGCCGCGTTTGCTGAATTCACCCCTGCTGCAGCGGCGTGAATGGTTGCCGCTGCGTTGGCCGAAGCTCCAGCCAGGCTGTAGATGCCATATTTCATGCCAATGAAGGCATCGGCAAGTTCATCAGCAACAAGCGGCACACCCATTGCAGCGGCGACATAATCAGCGGTGGATTGGATATTGTCCTCGGTGACCGGTCCGATACGTTCCATCTCCGCAACCATCGAGCGGAAAAGGTCGCTTTGATCAACCCACTTGCCGGAGGCCTGGTCGAATATCTGCATGGTAAAGCCCATCTGCCCAGATAACCCCTTGGCGGCGTTGGCGGTCAGCATAATACCGTCCGTTGCGTCGAGTGTTGCGGTCGAGAGGTCAAGCGCCTCGGTTGAAGTCGTTTTAAAGGCAAAAATCAGTTCATCGGCAAGAGAGGGGAATCCGGCTGCCGTTGCGATATACTCAGCGGTGGACTTGATGTTCGCCTCGGTTGTCGGATTCATCCGGTCCATTTCGTTGGTCATCTGAATGAATAGGCCGGTCTGGTTCGACCATCGCTGTGAGGCTTCATCGAAAACATACATGGAGTAACCCATTGTGTCGTTGAGGCCGTGGTCGCCGGTAATCACATCGGTGAACATGAGAACACCGTCTGCCGCATTAATCGAAGCAGCCGTAACGTGCTCCATCTGCATTTCATAGTGACCCAAACTCTCAAGCGCTGCCGCTATTCTGGGGTCTGTTTCTACGGCGGTGAAGTCACCCCGCAAGCCAACATCCTCAAACGTACCAGGAGTTCTCTTCTTTCCGGTCCTGCTGAGGTCTCCAGCGACAGTGTAATCATCCAGCATGTGCAGGGCCAGACCGAGGGCAATAAAGCCGGTCGTGATTGACGCCGCCCCCATACCAGCAGAAGCCCCTGAAGAACCTGCGTCAACTGCAAACTCGGCACCGTGAGCAGCAGCTGCCCCCCCGCTAGTCCCTGCGGCAGAGGAGGTGCCAATGATGCCGGTCGATGCTGATATTGATCCAGTAGTGGTACCAGTACCTACAGCCGCTCCAGCTCCTGTAGTTGTGGCGCCACCGGAGATAGCCGTCCAGGCAGGTGTCACAATGTTGGTCATGATTGCATCTTTGATCAATCCGAGAGCAACACTACTCGCCACCCCGCCAGCTACGTTTCCAGCGGTCGAACCGCCTGAAGATCCGCCAGCTGCCGGGGAAGAACTACCAAGAGTGAAAGAACTATTCCCGGTCCACCACTTACCGAGTTCGGTAGCAGCCCATATCGCCACCATTTCGGTAACAGCAGCGGCAAACTTGAAAACCATGTCGCCCAGGTAATCCCCGAATCGGACTAAAGCCTTATCCCAAAGCCCGCCCCAGGCACCCTCAATGCCGCCGAACTTTTTAATGAGGTAGTCACCAACTTCTGAGCGGAAGGTGTCGCGGATGTCCATGAATACGCCGTAGGAGACATCCCCCATAGTGGTGAAGTCGTTTTGCACTTCAATGAGTCCTGCTTTTACGCCATCGACATACGAGCCGGAGGCAAGCAGGTTATCCCTTGCTGTTTGCCAGGCGTTTTCAACAATCTCGCGGTTTTTCTGCTTATACCACTCAAGGACTGCTTGCTGCGCGGCCTTGTCTTCCCCGGCCATTTGCAACTTTACTTGCAGTTCGGTGTCGAGCCGGTCCATGCTTCGTTGGGTCGCGTCCTTGCGATACGATTCAATTTCCTCTTCAAAGTCGATAATCTTCTGTGCTGCTTCGTCGGTGGATTCGGTTCTGATCTTTTCAAGGTGCATCCATGAGTCTTCCATCGATTCGATACGAGCTTTATTATCACCGCTGTATTGTTCGTCGTATGACTGAATTTTCTCGATGGCGTCGGCGTGGTAGGCGGTGATTTTCTGCTGTGTTTCCTGATCGAGTGCGGCAACTTCGCGCATCTCGGCAACTTCAATTTCAAGAGCCTTGAGTTTGTAGTCTAGTTGCGATTGCACCGTTTCGTGAATTATACCATCTGACCACAATGTCATAGCCACTCGGTCTGCATCATGTTGGGCCATCGATTGGTCAAGTTCGTCGTTGAGGTCTTCAAGTTTCTCGGCTGCCCGTTCCGCTTCGGCAATCTCTTTATCGGCTTTGCGCACTGCGGCGGCGTCGCTTTTCTCAACTCGCTTTTCGACTGCGGCAAGTGACCTTTCAAGTAAGGCTTCTTCCTGCTCGGCGATTTCGATGTTAGCCTTGGCCATCTTGATGACCATTGCCTGATACTCGCCACCGCCCCGCGCTCGCTCCCTGGCCAGGTCGGTCTCAGCATAACTCAAGTCTTTTAGGCTCTGCTCAAGCCCTTTGATTTCAGCCTTTATTTCCCTAGCTTGCCACGCTTCGGTCTTGGGGAAAAAATGCCATCCTTCGCTTTGGCTTTTAAGCTTTGCTTGCAGCGATGCAATTTCATTCAGAATCTGTTCTTGCTCTGTCAACGCCCTGCCTGTTTCCGGATCGCGCAAGCCCCGCATGACATCGACCAGCCTACCGACGGTTCCGGTAAAGGCAAAATACTTGTTGTCGAGCGACGTAAGGCTGAGATCCATCTCCCCGAAGCCCACGTCAACCTTACTCATTTGCTCATTTAGGACAATAAGCGCAGTTGCAGCCATGACATATGGGTTCGCGTTTGCAGCGGCGTTAAAAGCAAGTTGTGCAACCTTGGCAGCCAATAGATACCCAGCAAGACTAACCAGCTCGCCACCATACTCTTTCACAAGATCTTTGCCTGTCTCGTAGGCATCGCGGAAGTCTTTCTGTAAGGTTTTGGCCATCGGCGTCAACTGGCCGTTGGTGTCCATCATCGAACGGTTAAAGTCTTTAGCAAGTCCGATCAGGTCTTTAAAAATCGGCTCGAAGGCACCCCGGAGAATCCGGTCGTGGATGGTCTGCATGGTAGAGCCGACCGTGGCCCATAAAGCATCGAGGTTGCCAATATCGGCCCCAAAGCCCTTCAAGAGAGCCCCGACGTTTTCAATCAAAGTGCCTTCACTCTTCCACAACACCAAATGCTCTTTAAGTTGTGGGTCGATGGCCTCAAGGAGTTTCGGTAAGCGATCGGTGGCGCGAATCTGGCCGTCAAGCAAAGCGTTAATTTCCTGTCGTAACTGGATGTCTTTGTTTTGGCCGGCGGTGACAAGTGCCAAGGCCGTGGCGATGTTGGTAAATCCTTCAACCTCTTTCTGATTATTCACGTCGAGAATGACGCCATGTTGCAGCATGGTCTGCGACATTACCTGCAGATCCTTGCCGGTGGCGATGGTCATCGCGTCCAGCTGTTCAAGTTTCTGATTAAGATAACCGGCGTACTCGTTGGCTTGCGCGAAGGCCCCGACAAAATCACCCTTCTGTGCTTGTTCGGAAAAAGTGACGATGAAAGCTGCCGATTGCGCTACGCCGAGATTGAAATCCTCGACTGCCGACAAACCTTTTTTGAACTCGTTGGCAAGTCCGTAAGTAACAGCTGAAGCCCCGCCAAAAGCGAGAGTATACACGCCAATGGTCGCCACCATATCCTTCATCTTCTGCGATGTCGAGTGGGCGGCGGTGGTGAGGGAGTTGAAACTCTTGGTTCCGGTTGCCCCGGTGGTGTTGAGTTCCGATCCGAGCTTTTTGACGGTGGTGATGGCCCCGGAGTCGTTGACCTTGATATCAATATTTATCGTGCTGGCGTTGCTCATTTCTTCCCCAACAGAGGACAAGTTACAGACGGTTTCAACACTTCCCTGATCCGTCCAAGGTCAATCCATTCGTCTATCGTCAGTTCGTCGTTATCGAGATGATAGCCGCCGTCCTGTATGGCCTTCAAGTGAAGCAGTTTGACCGTATATTCGTGCAAATCAGACTGCTTCTTTTTCGGGCAATTCGCGCAAGCCCACTCAATGCCGTCCTCGCCGCAATCATCGAGGCACCCTGCAAGGTCTCGGGGGGTACAGAGCCCCCTTTTGATCGCGGCGAGGTCGTCACTTACTTTCCCTCAAGGTCTTCTTCGACCTCTTCGGTTTGGATCGAGGCGGAAGTGTCATAAACCCGAGCGGCAAGGAGCATTACCAGGTCAGCGGCGTTCTGTTTAACCCAGTCTTGCCAGGCGTCGTAATAATCCGGGTTTCCGGGCACAAAATCAAAGGCAACATATTTGCCGTCAACTTTGCGCTCAAACGCCCCTTTCTTAAACCCAGTGAGAATCGTCATACCGCCATTGAGCCGAGCGGCGGCATGGTTCGACTCAACCTTGTTACCGACTCGCTTAACACAGGCGTTGTGGTACTTCTGCCGTTCCGTGGTAGTCGGTAGTCGGTAATACAGGGTAATCGGTTCCGGATCGTCGCTCAGGTTATCAACCATCCGTAATTCATTCCTATCATCGCAATCTCTTCGTGCCATAATCCCCCCTTAAGGAATTGTGTTATACCCTGGCATATCCAGGTTGTAGGTTTTTGATCTTAATGATTACCGAGCCGTAAGTTGCATCTTCCAGCACCTGCACGTTGCCAGTCTCGCCAACCGTCATGCCGTCAATCTTCGGGTCGGCGGAAAGGAGTTGCAGTTTCGGATAGATGATTTCAACTTGGTATTTGTTGCTGCCGTCGTAAAGAGCACCTTCAGCCAACAGCCGGAGACCAAATTGAGTATTGGCCGTTACGTGCTGCTGCAAAATCATCTCCCGCATTTTTCGGTCAATGGTGACTGACTGCTCGCGGCCCTCCCGGTAACAGCCAGAGGCATATGCCCCGCCGGCGCCCGGAAAGAATTCGATAGCCAGTTTATTGCTGAACTTGCATTCGATGCTGTTGATTTCGGAGGACAGGGTGCGCCCGCCGGCAAAGGTTGTGCCGTTCCAGGTTCCACCCATAACGACAGTGAGTTCTGATACTCGCAGCGGTGTTTCCTGAATCTTCGCCGGAAAGGTGAAGGCTGCCGCTTCGTCCGGAGTGTAGAGGACTTTGTAAGTGAAATCGGTTGCCGCGCCGCCCGGTGAGGTGATGGTAATCACTGCCGGAGTTGCCGCCGATACTGCAGAATAAGCTACCTCGGTCCAAACACCGGTCGTCAGTTCGATTCTGATACGTTGAACGTTATCGAGTCGTTCTGCTGCAGTACTTCCTTCAACCGCATTGGCGGCCAGGGTAAGAGAGGTAGCGTTGCCGAGTGCGGTAATAGTTTCCTCCGTCACGTTGTCAACGTACTTGCCGGTTCCTTTGATGTCGCCGGAGATCCCAACCCAGTCATCTTTCTTGAAAGACATCGTTACCCCGTCAACAAACATCGACAGGAAACGCCGCTTGAGAATGGTTTTCCCGAGCCGTTGCATCGCTGAAAAGGAAGGGTTAGAGCGATTGATATCAACATCGCCGGCAATCGGCGTGATGGTATGCAGGTAGCCGTCACCGGCTGCCGTGGTAGCAATCGATCCAAGAGCACTGGCAAGCAGGAAGGCAAAGTGCTGTGGTTGCGCCTTCGGGAAGTTGAAACTGGCCTGAGCGGTCGCCCCGTTGTCGTAGATATAATCAGGCTCTTCCATCCCTGTCGCTTCATTGGCGTTGTTCTCCCGCCGCTGGACAAGAGTGATAATATCAGAGAGCCCAACCATCAACGACAGGTCGAGGGTCTGCTCGGTATTGATTGCCGTTTCCCGGTACGTCGATACCGCAAGCAGGTTGTGTTTTGCGCGGGTACTAAGCATTGTCTACCTCCGCAGTCTTTGATTTTTTAACGGTCGGCTTTCGCACTTCCTCGAACCTGCCGCTTTCCTGGGGAGGAACTTCGCTGTAGATTACGCCAGGGGCATACTCGCGGTTTGCAAAGGGTCCATCGCACACCCTGAACCGTTCCTGCCCTGGTTTCAGTTTATATTCCATAGTTGCTCCTTATACGCTGGATCGCTCCAGGGTGTAGATAAAGGTCCGGCCAATCCTGGCCAGCCATGTTGTTTCGTCTGCCTGAAAAAGTTCTGCCGGGGTATCCCTGCCGGTTTCAACCGTTTGCACCTCAGAGAGCCCGAGCCGGTTGTCGGTCAAAATATCTTCGGCGGCGTCAAGCAGGGCATAAACCCCGTTTGTGCCACAAAGTGGGTCATCGGCGGTCGTCACAAGTTCGGCGTAACCATAGATCGTTACGCTTGCTTTCAGTTCCATCATCTCGCCGGCCTCTTCCTGCCTGGTCATACCGTTGGAGTGGATACCCAGGCATTTGCTCGCGGTTCCTTCCGGTCGCCATCCAGGATGAGGAGTAATGTAGGCGTCTGACTGAGCGGCCAATAACGACACAACCTTGATCGCGGTCTTGATTGCCGGTAGCAGCGCTTTCAAAATCTCGCCCCCATCGACCTGACCTTATCGCCCGGTTTCGGTAGCGCCAGGTTGACCGTAAAAACCGAGCTGTCAACCTTCACCGCGTCCACCGAGTACGTCACGCCGTCGAATACCATTTTCTGCCTGACGTGCGGTTCGGTGATGTCGGCGGCTTTGATCAGGACCTCGAACATTTCGATCCATGCGTCGTCAACCTCTGACCGGCCAGAGATTTTGTCACCGACGACACACACGACCGGCACCCCATCAATTACATGCGATGAGGCAAAGCCACCCAGATCGAAAGTTATACCGAGATCCTCTTGAATCATTTTCGCTTGCCGTGTTTTTCGGCAACTTCAGCCGGTTCGATCGGTTGCAGATAGGCGAGCATGGCCGGTGGCTGATAGCCGTCAATCCCGAGCACTTCCCCGGCTGCCCACTGGGTTTCCGTGGTAGTCGAGTAAAACTCCCCTGTTTTCACAAGGGAGTGCTGCCTGGTTGCAACTTGCTGCTCGGTCAAGGCAAGGATATTGCCAGGGCCGAGAGTAAACGGTTTCATTACTTGATACTTTTTCATTGTATCACCTATCAGGTCATGGTTACTAAACAGGCTTTCTGCCAGTAGCCATAGGCCACGTTGCGCCAGGCATCAACGCCGTATTGGTGTTTGGCCTCTTTGAACTCAAGCTCTGAACCTTCGGCTATTGCGGCCAGTCGTACCGGCTCTTCTTCCTGCCGGATAATCGGACGAACCCGGCCATCAGTGTTGAACACCGCGAACTTGTCGGTCCAGGTAGCAAAACGAACAGAAGGGACAACTTTGATACTGAACCCGGATTTCTTTAGGGTGTTATCTGCCCCTCCAGCAAAGGCCCCAGCGGTTACCGCGGTATTTGCGGCCATCATGTAATCAATTGGCACAAGTACCACGAAGTTCTTAGCGTTCTCATTCATCGGCTCGCCCTGGTCGTCCTTGAATGCAACGATCTGTGCGATTGCTTTGTAGATGCACATTGCCATTTCTTCAGCACTCGGGGACGCAACAGAACCGTGAACCTGAGCAGGCAGAGCAGAGATATCGATACTGATTGAGTTGGCCTGCGTGCCGGAATTGCCTTCAGCGTGAGTAGTGGAGAAGAAATATTGACCATCGTAACAGAGACCAGCCGCACCGTTCAAAATCAACGTAGCGCCAAGACTGGCCCAGTGTGAATTAGTCCGGTCGGCCATATCTTGAATACGGATAAGGGTTTGTCCGGTCTTATCTCTGCGAAGATCCTGCAGTAAAATTTCTTCGGTCGCCTCAAAGTGCTTATTGCGAACGTCGAAACCGTTTTCTCTGAACCCCTTTGCGTTACGCCCACCAACCCACTCACGCATGACCGGGGCTTGCCCGAGCCATTTGTAAGTCTCCAACTCCTGATTGGACTGGAACAGCATGGAGATTTCATCGATCCATGCGGAACCGGTGTTTTGCGAAAGTGCTTCGTAAAACGTCCCGATAATGGCCCTTGATCCTAAACTTTTAATTCCCATTTTTTACCCTCCTGTCATCGCGACAGTAGTTTGCCCCTCAGCCCTGCCTCCCGGCGGTCCTCGGGGTCGTTAATTACGCCACCGTCCAAATTCCTTTCAGGTCGGTAATACAGGGGCCGTCGGCATGGCCAAGATCGAACTGGAAGGGGTCGCCGCGACAAGCCGTTGCTTTGGTGTTGACTGCTACGCCGCCATCGGCCCCGGCAATGTTCGGACCCATAAACTTGTCTGCGTTATCCGGGTCAACCGAAACTTGCACGGTGCCAAACGGACCAGCACAAACCACCGTTACGTCACGGAGAGCAACAGCAGTCGCACAAATGGTTATGACCGTATCTACCGTGCAAAAAATGTACTTGCCGTTATCTTGAGCGTCGAGAGTGAGCGTTGACGCCGCCAGAGTCTCACGGACCTTGCCGTCATAGGGATCTTTGAACTTGTCAACGTCATATTCAACCTCAGCCACGCCGGTAGAAACAAAGCGACGGACAAAGCCGATAAAGACGCCGCCAGTGGGGAGCATGGTAAAGGTGTTGTCGTCAGTAGCATAGACCGGCTGTCCGACATCGGTAATTACCACCCCGGCAACCGTCAGGACGACTGAGCCTTTCTTGTCAAACCGAGCATTGATTGCAGTGGCGGCTCCAAGAGAGTTGTCAAAGATGTTGATCGAGAACCCGCAAAAGAGATCAGCGGAGGTAAGCGGTCGGCAATGGCCGGTAGCCTTCACCACGCCACCAGCCGCGCCTTCGTAAATGATATCAGCCGCAACCATCGGGATTTCGTTGATATCGCCTAAAACCTTATCGCGCGGCGTATTCACTGCGAGAGTAGTCATGTTGTCACCTATAATTTGAATTACGAAATTGTAATTACGGTTTCGTAATTACTTGGTTTGTCCAAAAATCCTGACCCGGCCTTCCTTCTCGGCTTTACGGAATGCCAGGTACGCGCCGAAACTGCGGAACTCGTCACGGACATCTTCCGACTTGTCCCAGGCGGCCTGTGCCATCTCTTCGATGGTCCCGGTCTCTTTCTTGCCGGTAGCCGTCAAATTCTCGCCATCGACAGGCGGGATTATCGGTGCGGCGTTCTGCTGGATATTGGTCAGTGTGGTCGCCCGGAGAGTCTTTTCTGCGGCAACGATGGCAAGAGCGGCATCGGCTGCGGTGGATTTGCCGTCAAGGGCCATGTTCTCGATCAGCGCTTCGTGACCTGGTACAGATTGCTCGCGAACCCCTTTGATTCTCAGCTGCTCGGCGGTAGCGCCTTCAGTTTTGGCTTGCGCCAGTTTTTCTGCCATTCCGGCGAGGGCTTCGTCAATAATAGCCTTCACCAAGTCCGGGTGATCTTTTTTCAGTGTCTGCAGGTCCATTATTGGCCTCATCGGTGTAATTTTGGGCTTATCTGCCCGGTCTGTTTCCTGAAGCTCAGAAAACACGGAAATTCTTGTGTTGGCATCGGCCCCCAAGGGCACGAAAGAGGTTTCAATCACCTCTGACTCCATCCATACTTCAGCCGGCCCAGTTAATTCCTGGCCGTTGACCACCATGGAAGCGCCTTCTTTCAGCTCCATAACCATTTTCGGCCTGACTCCTATTGAAGCTTGCCAGGGGAAACCTTCAGCGGCAAGGCCCTTGATCTCCTTGGCTGAATCGGTTGCGTCGGAAAAGATCCCACTTACCCAAAAACTCGAATCTTTCGAGGTACTGGTCGAATAGCCGACAATCTTATCAGGGTCATGATTCTTGAATATCGGCATCTGTTGTTTGGCCTGTATCCCGGATACACTCACCGCCAGTTTACCCCACCACCTTTCAACCACGGCCCCGGTATATGCCTCGATCTCAAAGCCTGACAGTTCGGTTTTGTCCGGCATTTTCTTGAAGTTGACCACCGACTCAAAAGAGAGTTTTGAGCACTTGGCTTTACTGATATCGATTTTATTGCTCATCCGGCTTGTCCTCTTCTTTTTTTTGCCCTTCCAGTTCAGCAGCCGCCAAGGTAACAGAAGTTGTGGTCATCATGTTGTCGGCCCGCCGTTGTTCGATTTCTTTTTTGCGCTGCCGGTAAATCGTATCTCGGTCGCGTCCAGTTAGAGCAGTTGCCTCGATAGCCTCGTTACTCAGTCCCGCTTCGATCCGCATTACCGCCGCTGTGATTGCCTCAGATTCCTTAATGTGCCCAGGAGCATCGCCTACCCATTCACAGCCAAGCCATGCTTGTTTGATGAGGGGATCTCCGTTTAAAAAACCAGGGGCATAGATCCGCCCGGACGCTACGCCTTCGGTCAGCCATAACTCATAGATTGGATCACAATATTTCTCGCCGACTTTATCCCGCCACCCCTTGAAAACTCGCCACGCCTCAAGAAAAGCCGCCTGTGCCGCCGTGAATGAGGTGTTGAACAGTTTCAGCATGATTTCCACAGGGATTCCGAGCCGTGCGCCAATCTGCTTTGCTACTGCATCGTGGAAACCTTCGAAAGCAACGTTCGGTATCTTCGGCTCGGCAAAAGAAACCTCTTCACCTTCCGCCAGATCAAGGATATTGCCGTTGCCGAGTTTAAAATCCTTGTCGCTGTTTGATCCGCCAGTTTCCGCCTGGGTGTCGAGCAGATCGAGCCCGCCGCCTTCCGCCGATTTCACGAATACCGTGAAGAGAGAAGAAACCACCGCCCGCATGATTTCGTTCTCGGTCATCCGGGAAAGCTGCTTGATTTCCTCGATAACAGGTGCAAGAAATGGGATGCCGCGATGTTGGCCTACTCTTACCTTATGGTAGAGTAGCCATGCTATCTTCTGGCCGGCCCGGTTGTATGCTTTAACCGTTGTCCATTCGCGGGTCTTCATGTACCGGGCGCCTGGATGAGTGGTCAGCACATCGTAGCTTTCAACCGCGCCGTTGCCGTCCCGCTTCACCCCGCCAGAATGGGTGTCTGAATCGGTTACGTTGTCTTTGTTGCAGATCCGGTCCGCTTCGGTGAGTTGGATTTTGAGTCCGTAGGCGTCGCCTGGATATTTTTTGTAAGGGGTAGAGATAAGTACGTCGCCATTCTCAAGGGCTGATCTAAAAGAAAGCTCCTGAAGGCCGTAAAAAGACAGTTGCCGTTCCAGGTCGCAGGTCTTGACGAACAACCGGAATTCAGCCTCGGTTTTCGCTTCCCAGGCGCTCGCAGTCTCTTCATCAAGTCCGAGAATATCCCGGTTGATAGTGCATTGCAGGGTGAGGCCAGTACCGATGACAGATGTAACGTTGGTATCGATTGCCGCCCCGCCTATGGAATTGTTGCGGTAAAGGTCACGGGATGCTTCGCGGAGTTCGGGAAGATCGGGGAGAGTGTCAGAGTCAGCATCACCGCCTGATTTGAGCCAGCCGGAAAGAGCGCGGCGTGATTTACTGGCTCCATGGTAGGAGTTCGCCATCAGGAAGGCGGCGCGGGTCCGGTACACCTTGGCGGCGTATTCCGGCATAACCAGCGCCAGGCCCTTCTCCCACATTGACGGCTTCGGGGCGCGCATCAGCAGTCCACCGGAGTTATGCCACGAACCCTGATCCCGCGCCGCCCGGTTGCCGCTTTTGTAGCAAGGGGCATCAGGTACTTTTCACGGGCGTAGAGGGTAGCAAGGTCGGCTTTGGTGTACTTGCGGCCAGACACTTCCATTGACTGAGCGCCTGACTCAATCGCCTGAATAGCCGCTTGGACGCTTTCGAGCTGTTCGAGGTAGGTTTTGATTGCCATTGGCACCCTGAAAATACAAAAAGCCCCTTAACGCAGTTGTGATAGCGTCAGGGGCTTCAATTACCCGTTTAGGGTTTCAGCTTCCCTTAATTGCTCCAGTATTACATAAAAAAAAATGAATTGCAAGAATGTAATTAAAAAAATCACACCCCTCCGCTCCTAACACCTCTTTTTTTCTGCAGCCGCACAATCTCATTACGACTCACCCCCATGTCACCAAGCCCACCCATGTGCATGTTCACCTGAAAATTGATTTGTCCGGTGTACCTCTCCGCCTTGGCCGCCGCCATTCTGAGCGCAACACCAGAAATAATTTCAACCTGATCGTCATCGAAATTGGCAAGGAGTTTTGCAAGGGTCTGGTTCATCCAGTCACCCCCGTACTTCGGACCCGCCGCCCCGGTCGCAGGGTCGTAGATTGTTTAGGCAGATCGAGCCGGGTATGTTCCGCCGTCTGCCGGTAGTGTTGCGCGATATTTGCCAAGTTCGGATTCAGCCGGGCAAAGGCGGCCAGGTTGCCGGTCCGACAGTCAAGCGGTTCGTTCGGCCCGAGCTTGATCCATTTATGCCCGACAACCACACCGCTCTTCCGGTCAACCCGCTTCTCTTCGTTGGTCAGCATCTTGAAATACTCCGCCGTGTAGTGTTTTGGGAAATGACAGTAGCCGGGTCCGGGACTGGGGATCTTGTTGAGCCGATTGAACACGGTTTCTTTGGCTTCGTCGGTGTTGATTGGAAATTGCAGGGTCTTCTTGCCCTTCTCCCCCTGCCATGATCCTTTACCAAGCAGCGGCCCGGAGTATTGCGCCTTGCCTTTGGTGGCGTAGATGTTCCGCCTCTTTCGTGGCCGGGTAAAGTCAAACACCCTGGAAGGGAGATACCCTGAATCGATCATGCCGCCGGCAACTCCGAGCACCGTTCCGTCCTGTCTTACGAATTTCCGGAGAAACTGGTCGTCAAGGTGGCTCCATATGTCATCACGTTCAGGATCGCCGGGAATTACCACGTAATCGAGGGACCACGATTCAGCACCGAGACCCCAACCAAGGATTTCAAGCTCGATCCTGGAATTCTTGCCGCCCTGCACATCCGCGCCAATAGTTACCATCAGCACCTCGTCAGGGATCATGTCGGGCGTGTAGTCGTCCAGGCGGTCGCCGGAGAATTGACCGTGCTCTACTTTGTCGCCCTTCTCTTCCCATGTTTCAGCTAAATCTTGATTTACGAATGTCTTTAGCTCTGTTAAATCACCTGATTGTGCTTTAATATTTACCTGTATCCACTCCCGTGCATAAAATGACCACGATCTATTTCTGCTATACCCTCCCCAGATATGGGCGCCGAGATGTCGTGGTGCCATAATCCTCTTGTTTTCTTCGTTAAAAAACATATCTTTGTCTTCATCATACCAGTTTCCATCGTCTGTTTGCCACCTCCCCCCGTCGTCCATCTTCTTATAGTCTTTATAATAAATAACGCATCCGTTATATTTACAAATATATGGAGTGTTTTCTTGGCTTTCCTTCACTTTTAATTGCGAAAATTCAAGTTTTTGCATTACCCCACAGTGAGGACACGGCAGAAAACGATAAAAAACCATATCTGCTGTAGATATCGATTTTTCAATAAGGCAGATACCCTTGGTTTGAGGCGTACTACCTCGGATACTTTTTGGAAAAGTTGCTTGATCAAGGCGCCCGTCACCAAGTTTTGTTGGTGAGCCCTCCCCGCCTATATCTAAATCAAACGCGGCAAGTTCATCATAAATACCAACATCTTTCGTCATCGCCCGATAATTTTTAGGAGATTTACCGCCTTTGATGTCTAAAGCTACGCCATTTTTAAAAAGTTTTACGTCCATCGTGTTGTCAGATGAACGTTTTTCAGAGCCTCCGGCAATTAGCTCGTTTACAGCCGGTACGGCAGCCATCGAGGGGTTAATTTGTGTTTTTACAAAGGCTACTGCGTCCCCGTCTGATGGTTGCCATATTGCGATATTACGAAACTTCCTAACGATATAGTAAAAAGCTGCAATAATTAAACACTTTGTATACCCTATGCGCTTTGGCTTCATGAATGAGAATATTTCTATATCATCGCTCGTCATCCAGTTGAGCAAAGCTCTCTGATATGCATAACACTTCCACTCACCAACTTGCCCAGTTGCCGCCCTGGTCATCCTGAAGTTCTTTTCTGACCATTTATCGCACAACAGGGGAGGTAATACTTTAAACGCCGCGATTCCCGCACAAAAAGCATCTTCTACTTTTTTTATATCAAAGGGCGCCGACATCTATTTTAAGTTCTGCGATAACATTTTTTGCCCTTGCAATATGCTCTTCAGCTATTTGGATGTCGGGACCGGTTAATTCCGGATTACTCCTTTTCATTGATGGCGTAATCCCGTCAAGGATAGGGTGAATCTGTGTCGCCGCTTGCCGCAAAACGGATGTGAGTAGTTCAACTGGTGCTACCAAACTTTCAGCGATGTCATTCTCGCGCTTCTTTTCACGCCACTTCTCAAATTCCAATTTATTTTGAAACTGGTTATCGTCTTCCGCCTCGCCGTCGGTCTCATGGATCTGCCCGGAATTGATCCCCCGGAGATAG